ATCACCTGTGCAGAATAGTACATGGAATAATACCGTAATAGCGAGGTTATTATGACAAAAGATGATTTAAGAAAAGATTTTGAAAAAGAAACTGGTTTAAATTGGATAAACAGTCAGGAAGAACCAGACATTGATTATGTAGAATGGCTTGAAAATAAAATAATAGACATGGATAATAATATTGATATTTTATTGAATAAATTAAATTGACAAAAGTTAATAAAAGATTTATATGAATTAAGATTAATTTTTGAAAAAGAAAAGTTGTTATGAGGAAAAAGAATGATATGAAAAATTTTAAGTCAGGGAAAAATAAAAACAGAAAACCTGTAGTTATATATGTGAGCAAGAGAAACATAGATTTTAAAAAAGAAAAAATAAGAGAAATCAGAATTGCTTCTTTTAATAGTAAGTTTATTGATAAAATAATGGCAAATTATGTAATTTCTAAAAAACAGAATGTATCGGATTTGTTATTTAAATTAGAAAAAAAGTATAAAAAGAAACCCTTAAATATATTATTTTTATATGGTACATATAATTTTTAATAATATTTCTTGATTTATTTGTAAAACGAGTATATCTTTTATAATCAGTGTTATATGATCAATAGCATAAAACATAAAAAATGTTTGACATAATGTAAAAATAGATATATAATATAATTACAGAGTGCAGTTAACTTAACGTTAACTATAATAATGATCGGGCGATATGCCCGATTTTTAAGGAATGTATGATATATTTAAAAATGCTTGCAAGTATCTTTTTAACAGTTGTCTTTACAGTAACACAAATACAGCGAATTATTAAACATTATAAAATTACAAAAAACATATTAGATATATTAAGTGGAATAGTAACTTTAATAATAATGTTAGAGTTGTTGAGTTTGGCTGGGGTTTTTAAAGTATTTATAGAATATTTAGGTAGATAAAAAAGTGTTAACTTAATGTTAACTAATTCGATTATGAAACGATTATGAGAAACGATATATATAAAGATGGAAAACAATTTAGTAAAGATTATCAGCCGCCTAATGAGAATAAAAGAGTACCAAAAATAAAAACCAGGATAAAAAATATAATCAATCAGCACTGGGATATTTTTGAAGGGATGATAAAAGATAAAAATACTGCTGCATGGAAAATGGCAATTGATGAAATATCAGAAAAGACAAGTAAAATTGATATAACATCAAAAGGTGAAAGTTTAAAAAATATGCCTGAAAACGAAATAGATGATTTGATAAGCGAGAAAATAAAATTATTATATGCAGACAAACCAAAAGAAAGTTAAACAAGAGCTTTTAAAATTACTTATACTGAAAGAACGTCTTTTAATGCCTAATAAAATGAAAGTGTTAAGCAATGATGTTCATTTTGTATTTATATGGGGTGGTCGATGGGGTGGCAAGTCAATAAGTATATGTAAATGGCTTTTAAATGAAGCTAATAATAAGAAAAAAAGAATACTTTGTACAAGGGAGATACAAAATAGCATAGTAGAATCGGTATATGCCGATCTGACAGGGTTAATTTATAATCTGGATTATACTAATTTTAATATAACTGACAAAGATATAATAAATCAAAAAACAAAAAGTCAATTTATATTTAGGGGTTTACAACAGCAAGGTAAGAAGCAGACTATTAAAAGTATGTCTGATATTGATATATGCTGGATTGAAGAGGCTCAAACAGTATCTAAAGATAGTTTGGATATACTTATACCGACAATAAGGAAACCGGGTAGTAAACTAATATTTAGTTATAATAAACTTTTTCCGGATGATCCTATTGAGTTATTAAGACAGTCAATACCAGAAAACGAGAAAATAGAGATAAATATAAATTGTTTTGATAACCCTTTCTTGTCAAATGAAGCGTTAAAAGATATTGCAAGACTAAAAGATCAATATGACAGAGGAGAGAATCAGGATTATTTACACATAGTTTTGGGTGAGCCTTTAGGTTTTAGTCCTTATACGGTACTTTCATTAAGAGAAGTACAAGACTCTATAGAGCGTCAAATTAACGATGACGGTCAAATTGTAGTGGGTATTGACCTTGCCAGAATGGGGGGTGACAAGATAATTTTTATTAAGCGTAAAGGTTTAAAAATGATTGACTATAAAATGTATCCGGTTATTAAGGGAGACGAGTTATTAAGAGAAATAGCGACCTTTATAAATAATGATGTAAATGTAAAAATTAACATAGATGAGACAGGCATAGCAGGCGGATATATAAAAGACTTTTTACAGTCAAAGGGGTTTAAAAAAGCTACTTCGGTTAATTTTGGGCAATCAGCCAAAGAATCGGATAAATATAATAATGCTATAAGTGAAATGTGGTTTGAGTTTAAAAAGAAGATTGGAGATATACAACTCATGAATATTCCAGAACTTAAAAGCCAGCTTATTACAAGAGAATATAAATATGACAGCAAAGAGCGTAAATGTATAGAGCCAAAAGAGAATTATAAAAAAAGAGGTTATAAAAGTCCGGATTTTGCAGACGCATTATTACTTTGTTATTATGAAAATGATGCAGAGAATACATTTTTTAATTTAGGACAGCGATATTAAAAATGTTAAAATAAAACTTGACATATATTACTTAATATATTATAAGTAGTTTAGAGAGTACAAAATATGATTTTAAAAATATCTGGTTATGATGTTTTAATAGATGATGAAGATTATGATTTAATTAAAAATTACAACTGGTATATTATAAGAGATAATTGGAATAATTATGTAAAAGGATATAAAAAAAATGATAATTCTAAAAAACTTTATATTATGCATAGAATAATTTTAAATAAAGCGGCGATAGAAAATTTTAGAGATTTTGCTTATTTAAATAAATAAAAGTAGTCTTTGGGGAGGCTTACTTCATGAATTTTCCATTAAAAATTATTTCAAATAAAAAGTATAAAACACAATTACAAAATCAATTTCTTGAAGGTCAAAAAGACATACTTCAAACGCCCTTTTTAAGTTCTAATGAAGCAGGATATTATAACAATTACATTACATATGATGACCAGGTTAATGAATTGTATTTAATGTATTACGGAAAATCTACTTTAGGCAGTGAAACTACAGGGACCGCCATTGATTTAAGAACAGTGCTTATATCGGGCGAGGGCGTATCAGTAATAGCAAAAAGGAAAAGTACTCTTAAATGGATTAATGAGTTTTTAAAAACATCAAAATTAAACTCAACAAAATTATTACAATTAGTAACACATGGGGAGCTCGAAGGTCGACAATTAATAGCTATTGAGCCGAACAGAGAAAAAGAAACTTTTAATTTACGACAGATTCTTTATAAAGATTATAAATACCTTATTAAAACAGACGATAAGGATAAGCAAAAGATTATTAAAATAACAGTTCAAAATAAAGATGGAACGGAGTCTGCTCTTCCTATAGGGAAGCTTATATATGTAAAACTCGGCGGTAGCATAGAGGATTTTAATAATACACCTTCTAAAACAGCAAGTGTAATACAGAATATTAAAAATCTTGATAGGGCATTATATGATTTAAGGCAATCTAATCATCATTTTGGTTTTCCAACACCTGCTTTTGAATGTCCGGATAATGAAAGTGTTAAACAGACTTTTAACATGGTCGAAAAAACTAAATGGCAGGTTGGAAGTACTATTTGTAGCACAGGAAAGCTATATTATCCGCAACCACCCGCAAGTTATCAGGTTCTTGAAAGTGAAATAGCATTGAATATAAAAGTGATATCAAGTAGAATAGGAATACCTGTTCATTGGTTGGGATGGACAGACTTAATGTCAAACAGGGCAGTAAGTCACGATCTTAATGAACTTATACAAGCAGGAACTAAAGCAGAGCGATTAATTTGGGCTGAGTCGATTAAAGAAATTATACTAAAAGCAATGCAATTATCTATTGATGAGGGATTTGGTAATGCTCCGAAATCTTTTGATGAAGATTTTGAAGTTGAACTGCCCTATATAAGTCTTGAATATATAGATAGACTAAATACAACATGGCTTCCATTACAAATGCAAGGTGCCATTGCAATGAGCCAGTTTAGAAACAAGATACCTGGAATAAACCCTCAGGAGACAGAAGAACTTGTACAAGCGGAAAAAAAACAAGCCATTGATGAAAATAGAGAGATGATCGAGGATAATCCAGAAGAAAATCAAGAAGAAAATGATAATGAATATAAAGAAAATGAAAATATAAAGGGTAAAAATAATGGAAAGATTTAAAGAATCTATTTTATTACAAGCCAGAATACAGAATTTTTCAGAAAGTGAAGTTTTACATTGGATTCAACCTAATGTGTTACATGAAATATTACAAAAAGATCATCATCCATTTTTTCAGGCATATTCAATCGCTCATGAAGGAATCAGTCATTCAAAACTTTTGGGTATCGGCGGTAAAATAATAGAATGGTCAAAAGATGCGATTAAGTCCATAGGGAAAGTAATAAAAAATGGCATTAAATGTTTTCATGGACACAATAGAGACAATTCGATAACCGGACGTAAAGAATTAGGAGAGATTGTAGGTCATGTAGAAAAAGAAATAGATGGTAAGTTAAATAGTATAGCTATTATATACCACCCTGAAAACGTAAAACAAGAAGTAAAAGAGTTTGATATATGCAGTCAGGAAAGCGACTGGAATTTTGAGGAAAAAGACGGTAAATTATATGCAGTCGACTGTGAGGATATTACAGCGATTGCTTTTGATAATAGTCAAAACAATAAACCAGCTTTTGAGGGCGCAAAACGCCTGGCAATGGTACAATGTTTTGAAGAAGAAAAAAAAGAGGTGAAACCTATGACATTTGAAGATGTAAAAAAAAGCAAAGCAGAATTAAATGTTTTTGCCAGCCAACTTTATTCTTTTGATGAAATCAAAAAGGATAGAGAATTTGCTAAAATATTTGAAAAGTATGAGGCAGATATTAAAATAGCAAACGATGAGAAGTCAGCAAAAGAAAAAGAGATTGAGCGATTAAAGGGGATTGAAAAAGAAAACCTTAAACTTACTCAAAAAAATAGACTTGAATCTATATTGAAAAAAGATAGTATTAATCTAACGGATGAAGAGAAATTATTTGTTTTTGCAGATGAAAGCATAAACAGAAATAACGATCCGTCAGATGATGGATTAAAAATTTTTTTGCAATTAAGGCGTGATGACTATAAATTGTATCAAAAGATTAATTCGAAGGATGAGAATATAGATTTGAGTAATGTTGAAAAGAAAACAGAAAAAATTGATTATGGCGATCCAAAAAATAACGATATGATATAGGAGGTTATTATGGGTATTAGGAATATGGATAATGACTACAATTTTTTAATATGGACATTTGATACGGATGCTTCCGACTGGGTAGCTCCTGTTAAATTAGCCGGTGAAAATAACGTAGTATTAGTTAACGATATTTATTGCTGTTCGGTAAAATCATGGGAAACAAAAGATGTTTCGCTTTGCATGATGACTGATACCAAACAAGCAATTGCCGACAAAGCAACCGGCACAGGAACTGAAATTTTAGCAGGTGAATTAGTATATCTTATTTCAGCTACAGGATTTGTAACAAATGTAGCAGCAGGCAATGTTCTAATTGGACATTGTATAAGAGATGCGGCAGATAGTGACGCCACAGTCGATATTGACTATGACGGCAGAATCTGGAACTTATAAGGGGGTAGAATATGAATATTGAAAAATTTTGTCAAGGATTGTTAGACGTAATTGATCTGCCAGTTAATCACCCGAAAAGAATAGAAGCAGCTACAAAGGCTAAATTTGCAATTCAGAATTTTTTTGAAAAAGAACCGATAAATTTTAAAGCAAAAATGCAGGCTCAGGATTCAGTAGGGGCTTCAACGAATTTAGCTAGGGTAGCGACAGATTCATATAATTTTATCATGGATAAGGTTGAATATGACAATGCATGGGAAATGGCATTTAAAAAAGTTCCGGTAGCAAACGGCTCGGATAACTGGGAAATACATACGGGCACATCCGGTATAGTATTACAACAGAGAGCGGAAGGTGAAAAGCTGGAACTTAAATCAGTTAATAGTACAAAGCAGACGGTTTATGTTTATAAATACGGTGAAGCAATTGGTATTTATGATGAGTTTATAAGATTTAGAAAAATCGCTGCAATGTTTGATCTTTTGTCAGAGGCAAGAGACGCTTACCTAATCGGCAAGTCTGGCATTTTCTATAACTTACTTATTCAGGCGGCAGCGGTTAATGTAACGCCTTATCAGGGCGCAGTTGGCGATGGTGAGGCAAGAAGAGATATTTTAACTCTTAACGCAGGAACAGTATCTATCGGAAATAGAATGAGAACAAAAGACGCTAATGCCTCTAGAGCGCCGATTATACTTTACGCTAATCCGGATGATGAATCAAGAATTGAAGCTATATTCAGAGCAAGAACATCTGAATTGATTACACAGTTGAATATCGGTACGGAAGTTACACGAAGACCTATTCAGAGAGTTTATACATATTTTGTTAACTCTTTAGCTCCGATTTTAGTATGGCCGGGCAGAAAAAATCAATGGTCTGAATTACTTGGATTAACACAGTTGACACAGCAGGATATTTTGACATGGATGTTTATACAAGCATATTGGACATATTTTGGCGGTATATGCGCTGATACTGACCAGATGCAGACAATTAGTTTAGCTTAAAAATGGGGGTCAGGTAATGCTTGGAACTAATGAATCGTGGGTAACAATTATTTATGCTGACTCTTATTTTAATAAAAAATATGGGGCGTCCTTTTGGGCGCTCCTATCTTTAGAAGAAAAAGAGCAGTTAGCGGTAACGTCAAAAAATTTTATTCTTTCTATGGGGTATAATATTGCTGATGATAACACTACCGATAATGTTAAGAAGGCTCAATGTGAAACTATACAATTTATTTTTGAGTATTACGAACAATGGAAAAAAAGAGCTAATCTCACAGCTTCAGGGGTTACTAATTTTAGTGTTTTAAATTTTAGCGAAAGTTTGTCAGGACAAACCTTACCTATTTATATTAAGAATTTAATTGCAGATTATTTTAATAATAATTCTACACAAATAGGAGTTATTGAACGTGAAATCAATAGCTGAAAAAATAGCTGATTTAAAAGGCCGTTTAGATAATACAGAAAGAGAAATTAAATCTATAATAAGTGAATTAAAATATACAACCGAAACCAGTAATCTTTATTATGCCGGTATTAAAGTTAAACTTAATAAAACGTATAGAGAAATAAATAATATCTATATGGATTGGTCAAAATCAGAAATTCCGGATTCATTTAATGGCTTAATTAAAAAAGAAATACAACGAGTCAAAGCATATAAGATTCCGGTTAATAAAAATATTGATTATAAAACTGTAATTAACAGAGATAGCAATAAACAAAGTTATACAGCGATAATGAAAGAATCAATTGCTACTTTTCAGCAATCATTACAGACAAGTGAAAAAAGAATAAATAGAATTCTGTATACAACACAACAAACGGCGATTACTGAAAAGAAATTAAATGAACTTCTTAATCAGGGTTTAATAAATAACAACGACATGATTCAAAGAACATCGTCAAGCAAATTACTAAAAGATAAATTATTAGAACAAGGTGAAAAAGTTTTGATTATTGATAAGAATGGCAATGAGCGAAATTATGATGTAAAAGATTATGCTGAATTGGTAGCAAGAACAAAACTACGAGCCATTCAAAGTGAGTCTACGGTTGCCGTTTGTAACGAACTTGATACTGATCTTGTAAAAATTTCAAGTCATAATACAGAAACAGAACTTTGTCAGGAATATGAAGGAAAGGTCTTTTCGTTAACAGGGAAAAATCCTGATTTTGAAGTTATTGACATGCTACCACCATTCCACATTAACTGCAAACATTCAATACATCCGATATTTGCAGAGGCGTTACGGATAACGGGTGATTATGAAAAATATGCAAAGGAATAATTATGGAAATGACAATTAAGGACGCCGAACGTTTAAAACGCTGGAAAAAGTTCCACCCTGACAGGTATTGGGAGTATTTACGCTCAATGGGTAACCTTACAGTTGACGGTGTCATTAAATTAGGAAGTTACGAAGGCATAAACGGGTGCTGGAAAAATCAACCATGCTTTGTAATTGCCGGCAGTCAAGCACTTAACGGGATTGATCTTGATAAACTAGAAAATATGCACACCATAACAGTCAACCATTTAATAGAAGACTGGGATAAATCAGAGTTTCATTTATTTCTTGATGAACGTTTCCTACAAAAAACAACCTATGATTTAACTAAATATCAAGGTACTTTTTTTCAGCAAAATTCAACTTCAACAATAAAGGGCGTAAAAAAAACAGTTAGATTTTTAGGCCGTCAAACAAAAAGCCCGGTAAGTACAAGTATTGCTAGCGGGTTATACCGATGTCAATCCGGGATAGCTGCTCTTAATCTAGCAATAATTACAGGAGCTAATCCTATTTATCTTATCGGTCATGATTCGACTAATGGAGATAAAAGCAAAGGTGGACATTATAAGATTAATTATACCGGATCAAAACCACGAACAAAAGAAGAAATAAATTCATATGAAAAAAGGATTAAAGATTTTTATAAATTATTTTTAGCATACAAAGACAGAATTATAAATATTTGTGACCCTGAAAAATCGACTACATTAAAAGGATATTTTAAAACCATACCATTTGAAGTAATTATACTTCCAGAAAAAAAAGTAGCAATAAAATCAGAATCATTTACGGGTATTAAAACATATTTATATAAATATCCTGTTAATTATGAAAAGAAAATAATTTGTTCAAGACATAATAGCTCATTTGCTTGTCAGGCATTTGTTAAAGAAATGAAGGTTAAATATCCGGATATTGAAATTAAAGAAGTGTTTAATGCAACAGATGAACAGAACGCATATGAATTAAGTCAATGTTCAATATATCCAATTAGTTATAATACAAACGATGATGATTTTGACAAAACAATAATTGAGGCAATGGCTTCAGGCCTTTCAATAATAGTATTAAATAATAATAAAAATAAAATAGTTAAGGTTTTAAACGGAAGCGGGATTATATGTAATACTTTAGAAGAGTTTAAGATTAAGCTTGAAGGGCTTTTAAATAATGTCAGTGATAGAATTCGATATAGTGAGTTGGCAAAAAAACAAGCCTTAAAGTATGAGAATCAATCGGCAATAGATGAGGTTATAAAATGAAAATAGCATTACTCACGGGCGCAAAAGATCAATCTTATAGACTCCCTGGAAAGAATTATAAAAAACTTTTAGGGAAAGAACTTTGCCGATATACATTTGAATTTGTAAACAAATTACCTTATCAATATTATTTATTCACAGATTCTGAAAGATTGATTGATATAGCAAAAGAATATAAAATAAATATTATTAAATCAAACATGATAGGTCAAGGAATATTAGAAAATAGAAAGGTACATGAGATTATAAAAGCCGATAAATATTTTTGTTTTTCAATACCCAGCCCTATACGTGATATAAAGAATATACAAAAAAATATGGCGTTATGCTTATTAAATGATTTTAATTCTGCATATTCTGTAAATCTTAATAATTTATTGCAACCAAAACCGACAGGCTCGATGTTCTATTGGTCAAGTAAACAACTTGAAAAATTTGATATAAGAGATAATGAGTCAATTTGTTTGCCAGATACGTATGATTTTGATATTGACACTATAGATGAATTTAATAGAGTGAAAAGGTTTTTAAGGAGGAATCATGGATAAAAGAATTTTATCAATTTGGGATTTTAGAGCCGTACCCTATTCTTTGGGCGATCTTGTAACATTATTAGAAAGATTACAGATTGAAAAAACAATTTATGGAGTTGACAGTTTTGATATTGCTTTTGTTTATGATCCGAAAGTACCCGCAAGATATATCGGTTATCAGGGTATTACAAAAAAGAACTATCATTATCATTTTACAACTTTAATGCAGATAGCAATGTGCAATAAAAATGTTAATGCTTTTTATATATTTGACGATTATGAAAAATTATACAAGTTTGTGAATAGTTATGATGTTGTCTGTCCTTCTTTAGGCAGAATTAAGAATAAGGATTATACATATAGAGAAAACTTTAATTACATTCAAGATTTTTATAAAGACAATAAATATATTCCAAAGTTTGAATTAAGACAGGGAACTTTAGAAAATGTTTATCATTTTTATAAGAATTTTTCAGGGAAATATCCAGTAATATGTCATATAAGAAATTCACAAAGTGAAAGCCAAAGGAATTCAAATAAAAGCGCATGGTTAAAATTCTTTTTTGAAAAAAGTAAACTTAACGATATTGTATTTATTCTCGTGGGAACTAAAAATGAAACTGATTATTTTAGAGGCATAGGAAACATTATAATTTCAAAAGATTATTTTAATTCAGCAGAATACGACATGGCATTGATAGCGAGTTCTTATTTCTTTTTAGGCACACGATCGGGTACGATGATGATGGCATATTTTACCGGGGCGCCATGTGTAATATTCGATTATGATAGTGCACCTCATGAGAATATCGAACACGGGAGTAATTTTAACTTTGCAAATCCTTGTCAAAAATTAGTATGGGAAAAAGCGAACACAGAAATGATTGTTAAAGAATTTGAGAGGATGTATCATGATATAAATAAGGCTAAATGGTTAATGAACGCAAAAACTTTTGAAATAGATACGTATAATAAATCTGATATAGAATTATAGGAGAATATATGTTAATTTTGGCAATGCCGAAAACGGCCAGTACAAGTTTAATCAATACTATAAGGGATGCTCAATCTCAATATGCAATTTGCAGATTAGAACATGATAAAATTAAAATACCAGAGTTTTCTCAAATGGCTAAATTTCATTCAAATATTAGATTAAGGGATAGAGAAACCATCGAAAGATTTGTAACTGATAAGGTTATGATTTACAGGGATCATCTCGTTCCTATTAAAGAACATTTAGAAGAACTTGAAAAATACAAAGAACCGATTATAATACTTTTGAGAAATCCCGAACACGTTTTAGATTGCTATAAAAGAGATGTACATTTTTTAACAAAAAGGCCGGATTTAAAAAAACTCTTAAAAGAACTTATTGAGTTTAAAGAAGCATATGAAAAATGGGCGATTGGTAAAAAGAATGTAACCATAATTTATTATAAAGAACTGGTATTACATCCTAATAAAACACTGGTAAAAATTCTTAATTTGTTTGGAATTAAAGAATATAAAATACCCGAATTTAGAAAGGATATGTTTACAGGTGTAGGTATAAAGAGGTTAAAATGATTGATACTTTAGATTTACAAAAATATTTTCAAGAACCAATTGCAGAAAATTGTCGAACTCTTTTTAATCACTTGGGTAGATATTTTTATGCTATGCAAAGATTACAGATCAATAAAAACGATAACGTTCTAGATTGTTCATGTGGGCAGGGATACGGAAGTTATAACATAGCACTTAATGCTAATTATGTAATGGGTCTTGATATAAATGATTCTTATTTAGAAAAAGCACAAAATAATTTTAAATTAGACAATTTGTGTTTTGAAAATTATAATACCTTTTTTAAAAAAGGATTCCAGGCAGATAAAATTATTTGCATTGAAACCATTGAACATTTACAGGATTTAAACGAGATTAAATTATTCATAGAAAAAATACATTGTTGTTTAAAAAAGAATGGGCGTTTGTTTTTAAGTTTTCCTATAGGAAAAAATAAAGCAAGTTCTTATAATTCTTTTCATTTATGTGAACCGGATATTAAAAGTATTTATGATATAATGAAACCATATTTTAACAGGATAGAATTTATAGTAAATACATTTGTAAATAATTATAATATGAAATGTGATTATTGTTTTATGGAGGCGGTTAATGATTAATTGCAGACCGACAAAACATTCAATTGACGGATTATATGATTTTATATTCTATATACAGAAATTTTATGATACGAAGAAACTTTCTATAATAGAAATCGGCAGCTGGAAAGGTGAATCGGCTCGAATATTTGCTGATTATTTTAAAATTGTTTATTGTGTTGATCCGTGGGATGTTGAAAATGCGCCGATACCAATGAAGCCGGATGTTAAAATAGCAGAGAGCATGATTGATAAGTTGGTTAAAGAAAAAAAGAATATAATAAAAATAAAAGGAACTTCTGCTGAAGTCGTCAAAAATATAAATAAGTTTTTTGATGTAGTTTATATTGATGCTCTTCATGAGTATGATGATGTCAAAGCTGATGTCATGGCATGGAAAGATAAATCAATTAAATTTATAGGCGGTCATGATTATAGGGTAAATACAAACGGCGTGATTTTAGCTGTTAATGAAATATTAGGAAAACCGGACCGGACATTCAAGGACTGGTCATGGATTAAGGGGGTTAAATGCTAATAAGTTTAATTGTTAATTTGATTTATTATATTTTAATAATTATATTGATGCTTTTTTTATTTTTTAAATCTATAATATTTTACAATAAAAATGACAAATATAATTTTCATGAAACAATAAGAAATTCTATCGGGGGCGATTATGGTGAGTGCATACGGGGATACGCAGAATATGAATTATATGAAAAAAGAACATATAAGAAAAATCATTATGCTTATTGGTATAGAGTGTTATCTCTTATATTGCCATTTTTTGCATGGTTAATACCTTTAATAAATTTAATTTTATTACAAAATAATTTTATATATTTAACGATGATTTTTCACTTTGGGCTTTTTATTTTTATTGAATTTTTTTCAATATTTATGCCGTGCCCATTTGATATTTTAACTTATGAAGAATAAAGGAAATAAAATGTTAAAAGCAAGAATAGGGAACAATATAACAGGATTATATGATTTTTGTAATCACATCAAAGCTCGATTTGATACCCAAAAAATGACATTGCTTGAGATTGGTACTTTTGCAGGTGAGAGTGCTTCTATATTTGCAGACTATTTCAAAGAGGTTACATGTATTGACTCATGGTGTGTTGAAAACATAGAAAAGCACTCTCCTATGCGCGCGTGTATAAAGGAGGCCGAAAAGGCTTTTGATGAACTTATTAAAAAGAAAACAAACATTAAAAAGTTCAAAGGCAACTCTCTTGATGTAGAGAAAACGCTTGGTAAATTTGATGTAATATATATTGATGGAGAACATTCATATGAAAATGTTAAGGCTGATATTAAGGCATGGTTACCACATGCAAAAATATTTATTGCCGGGCATGATTATAGAAGAGGTGTTAATGAAGATGTTATTAGGGCGGTTAACGAAGCTTTTGGAAAACCGGACAGAACATTTAAGGATTGGTCATGGATAGTAAGGAGATAAAATGTACGAAGTAAGGAAAAGTGAAAAATTTAAAAAAGGATTACATGATTTATGTAAATATATAGGGAAAACTCATGACACAAAAGAATTATCGATACTTGAAATAGGTAGTTTTGCGGGTGAAAGTACATCTATACTGGCTCAATATTTTGGCAAAGTCTATGCAGTAGAACCTTTTAGGCAAGATTTGTATCATGTCTCAATGCAACCTTTTAAGGCAAGTCAAGCTGAAAAAGATTTTGATGTGAGAACAGGTAAGTTAAAAAATGTTATTAAAATTAAAAATACATCAATTGGGTATGCAAATAAATGTAATGAAACTTTCGATGTAATATATATTGACGGCTGTCATGATTATGACTTTGTGAAAGCTGATATAATTACATGGAGTCCAAAAATTAAATTGTTTGTTTGTGGGCATGATTATTTGCCTTTACACAATGGAGTTATTAAGGCTGTTAATGAGATATACGGAAAACCGGATGTTGTGTTTTGTGATTTTTCATGGTTGAAAAAGGTGGTGAAAAAGTGAAGATTTGTAATAAATGCGGCATGGTTAAAAATGAAAATGAATTCCCTAAAAGTAAACAAAATAAAAATGGGTTATATAGTTATTGTAAAGAATGTAATAGATTAAAATATAAAATATATTATAATAACAATAAAATAAAAATAATTAAAAGAACTTCATTGTATGCAAAAACACATCCAGAAATAAATAAAAAGGCTGGTAAAAAATGGTTACAAAAAAATAGAGATTTAAAAAATAAAAAAACAAGAGATTGGTATTTAAAAAACAAAGAAAAAAAAATCAAAACAACTATGCTATGGATAAAGAAAAAAAGAAATACAGATGTAATTTATAGAATAATAGATAATCAAAGAAATAGATTGAATATGGTTTTAAAAAACAATCATGAACATTTTTCTTTTTTAGAATTAGTTGGGTGTACAAAATTACAATTTAAAAAACATATTGAATCATTATTTAAAAACGGGATGAACTGGAACAATCATAATTTAAAAGGGTGGCACTTAGATCATATAAAATCAGTTTCAAGTTTTAAATTAGGAAAAATAAAAAACAAGAATGGGTTAAATAAAAAAATAAAAGAATGTTTTCATTATACAAACTTACAACCATTATGGGCTAATGAAAACTTAAAAAAAGGAGTAGCCTAATGAAAATTATTGCAGAAGTCGGTGCAAACCATAGGGGATTCATAAATATAGCAAAACAGATGATTGATACATTATCTGATTATTGCGGTGTCGATTCAGTTAAATTTCAAAAAAGAAATAACAGAGAATTACTCGGAAAAGATTATGACAAACCGCATCCGAATCCTGAAAATAGTTACGGCAATACCTACGGTGAGCATAGAGATAGTTTAGAATTTAATCTCGAACAACATAAAGAGCTTAAGGAATATTGTGAAAACAAAGGCCTTATTTATTCATGTTCGGTATGGGATTTAACGTCTACAAAAGAGATCGTAAGTTTAAACCCTGTTATGATTAAAATACCCTCGGCGCAGAATAATAATTTTGAAATACTTGAATATCTAATGTCTAACTATCCAGGTGAAATTCATATAAGTTTAGGAATGACAACATATGAAGAGATTGAGAATATTTATCAGTTTGCAAAGATGAGAAATAGAAATAAAGATTTAGTTTTTTATATTTGTACTTCCGGTTATCCTGTTCTTAATGATGACATTTGTATCCGAGAAGTCGAAAAATTAAAAAAGTATGATATTAAAGGCTTTGGATTTTCAGGACATCATACCAATATTGCAGTAGACAATATGACGGTAGCATATGGATTTGATTATATTGAAAGACACTTTACAATCAATAAGAATTGGAAAGGCACGGATCACCCGGCTAGTTTAGAACCCAAAGAAATGAGATCGCTTGTAAAGAATATTAAACAATGTGTTTCGGCTAATAAGTTTAAAAGTAAAGAAATTTTAGATTGTGAATTAAAACAAAGGAATAAATTAAAATACAAATGATGATAACAATAATTTTTATTATAATTACGATTTTAATTATTCAGTTTTATATTGAATTAAAGAGGTAGTATGATATATTTTGTTGATATAGATAACACGATAATTATTTCAGAATATGACGGTATAAATTATCATGTTAGGGGATTTAGACAGTCAGAAATTGACGCCGTAAACAAGAAATTTGAAGCCGGGCATGTTATAATAATATGGACGGGAAGAGGCTGGCATCAATACGAAATTACTAAAAGCCAACTTAAAGAGGCTGGGATTAAATATCATGAACTTAATATGAGTAAACCCGTGGGCATGTACGTAGACAGAGATAATATTAAATCAATCGAGGATTCAAATGAGTAGTTTAATTGAGGATTATTTTTTGGACGATATTGAAAAGAAAAGATTTTACTTCGATCAATGGAATCAAAAACATGAAAATATAACTGCTGGAAGCATGATACAATGCAGAGTTAATTATTCAAAAAAAATGATTAAAGATGAAAAAGGGAATGATGTAATGTCAACAGCAATGGTTCAAATGGGATTTGATGAGGACATTTTATTTAATGATGAATTGAAAATTGACGGTAAATTCTATACTGTTAAACGTATAGACTTGGGGCGTAGCTTTGAGGGTGTTCACAAAGAGGTATATGTATGAGTATCACTTTTCAAAATGGAATGACTGCAAAGTTAAAAGAATTAAAAACTAAATTTGAAACCACAGATTTAATTATCAAAAAAAAATGTGCTGTTCAACTTATGACGTGGACAGCAACGGAAGCTCCGACACCGCCTATAGACGAAGGCTTTTTAAGAGGGTCTGGAAGCGTATTTGTAGGTCAAGAATTTATTATAAGTGATACTAAATATCCAAATAGATTTTTAAACCGAAATAGTGATGATTCAAATAAAGATAATATTATTCTTGGTTATAATTCCCCGTATGCAGCAGCGCAGCATGAAAATCATGAACCTTTTGGCAAAAAATGGCAAGACGGTAAAACTAGCGCACAGGCTGGCAACGTTAGTGGCAAATGGTTAGAATTACATTTGAGAAAAGACGCAGGGAATATTGTTAAATTATATGCAGAATTTATGAAAAAGGAATTTTAAAATGTTATATAATTTTATAGGATTTTTAAGAAGTATTTATACAGACGTTACTTTTTTTATAAACGAAACAAGACTTTCTAATGAAAAATTACCAGAGAGATATTGTGTAGTTAGGGAATATGATGGCAAAGATAAGCCCGCATATGAAGATCAATATTTTCAAATTAAAGTTCACGATGTAGATTCTTTAAGGGCGAAAGTTCTTGCAGAAGAAATTTATTATACAATGATAAATTCTGACGGAAGAGGAGCAAGATTTAACTTGACATTTCCCGCAGTTAATGTTAATAATATAGTGTATCCTACGATTCAAATAAATTCAATTCAAGCATTACAAAAACCCTCATTTTTATCAATTGACGACAATGGTCGGGCAATTTATAATTTTAATATATGGTTTATTAAAAAACCATAAAGGAGAATCAATATGATTTTTGACGGACCGGTAGGGGTAGTGGATTTAACTTTTGACGGAACGTATTTAGGCAGAACCACGGCCGCAACTACAATAGAGGATGATAAGGACTGGCTCGATATAATTTATCAGCAAACAGGAACTAAACCAGATGATAAAACAGAGACAGGATTGCTCAAAAAAGTAGTCGCAACTTTCGGGGAAATTACAACAGCAAGAATTGCAAAACTTGTAAACGGGGTTACAGTAACTGGCGGTGGAACTTTAAAATTTGGTAAAAACTCTTACACCTCGCTTAAAACAACTAAAGCTAAAAGGCTTGAAGTTGTAAAAGTAAATTCAGCAGGCGTTCAGAGTACTGACCCTTTTGACAAGATTGTAATGTATCTTGCTTTGCCTGAAATTACAGGAGCTATAGCATGGGATGCCGCTGCGCAAATTGCAATGCCGATTACATTTCATTGTTTTTCAAAAAAAATTACTAATTCAAAAACAAGTGAAGAAGAATACGTTTTTGGATTTAATGGCGTTTCTTCAAGTGCTGGCATACCGAATAGTTAGGAGGAATTGTGTCTAAAAAAGTTTTTAAAAAAATGTTGCCAATTGAAATAGAATCTGAAGATATTGATGGTAACGTACATATTTTGCAGTCTATTATACCAATTACAGCAGACGTTGTGGATAAAATGACAGATATTGCAATAGACGAGAATAGGAAAATGTCTGATAGGAATATTGATCAGCTAATTATTATTTTTGGAAAAGATCGTAATTTTTGGTTAAGGTTTGATGCTGGTATGTTAACTGATATAATTACATTTGTATCAAAAGAAGTTTTTCATATTGATGATGTAAAAAAAAAATAGACTGGCTTGATAAAAGATTAGTTTGTTTGCGGTCTGGTCTTGATAACGAAAGTTTTGAAAATATGGATGTCAGACTGCAAACTTATATTTATCAGCGCCAAATTGAAAAAGAAAGGCAGGATCGTATAATAGCGCAATTGGATATTGCAGAGGCTGTTAATTTTGCTTATATCGGTAGTAGGTCAAATAAAGGTGCTGGAGAATACCGACACTGGCAATTAGAGAAAAAAAGAAAAGCTTTTGGAGATGAAAGGCCTGTTATTTGGGGACAAAGAAAAAACAGAAAGACGCAGAAATTGACGTGAGGGTAAAATATGGCTTGGGATGCTGGAAGTGTTGTAGGGAAAATAACTTTAGACACATCAAATTATGAACAGGGTGTAAATAAGGTTCAACAAAAGAACCAATCAATGACTGGTTCTTTTTTTAAAGCGAGTTTGATGTATGATCTTTTTAAAAAGGGAGTTTCTCTCGTAACTGATTATCTTAAAGATTCTGTAAAAGCTTTTGCGGGTGCTGAAATTGCAGAAGCTAAATTAAGAACTCAAATTAAAGGCAGCATAGAAACTTATAAGCAATTTGCAAGCGAAATTCAAAAAGTAACAACTATAGAAGATGATGCTGTTATTAGTGCAATGTCTTTAGCAAAAGCTATGGGGGTTGCCGACAACAAATTAAAAGAAGTAACAACAGGAGCTATAGGACTATCTGAGGCTTTTGGCCTTGAATTAAATCAATCAATTAAACTTGCTACACTTGCTAATCAAAACAATTTTGATATGTTACAGCGATATATCCCCGCACTTCGTACCGCTACAACAGAGGCAGAAAAACAAGCAATTGTTCAAAAGGCAATGGCATCAGGGTTTGAACAGGCACAAGCAAAAGCTGAAACCTTTTCAGGAAAACTCATACAATTAAGCAATGCTCAAGGAAATTTACAAGAAGAATTTGGAAAAATTATTGCCGTTATAGGGAAGGATTTTGTCCAAAGCATGATAGACGGTACTAATGCGGTTATAGATTTTATCACAAGCGCAAAAGGGATTGAAATTATATCCAATGTCTGGGGTGCTATCGGCGGCGGGTTTGAAGTGGCTAAAGAAATATTTGGAGAAATATATAATGTCTTAAAAGAAAAAGTTGTTGTTATTTTTCAGAATGTCATTGATAAATTAAAAGGACTTTTTAAACAAGGAGATATGGTAAATGCGATATTCTTTGCTCTTGCAGGTGCTACGAAAATAGCAGGTATTGCTTTTGGTATAGTTGCCGATGTAGTAAAAATTATTATTGATTATAATATTAATCTTATTAAAGTTATAAAAGAGGCGGTATTAGTATTAAGAGATTTTTTTAAAGCCATGTCCAATCCTTTCGACCCTAAGGGATGGGAAAAGGTCGGAGATCAGGTTAATAAGACTTGGGAAGCCGTAAAAAATCTTGGAAAAGATTTAGTAACCGATGTTAAAGACGCCGTTCTTAATGCATGGGGAGAAATTAAAACATTGCCGGAAGATACAAAAAAGCTTGCAGAGGAATTAGGCAAAGCTTGGGACGATGGCTTTAAAAAATCAAAAGAAAAAATGGCAACAGGATTAATCGCACCGCCCGGCGGTGGAGGTGGTGGAGATACTCCTCCGGGTGATGATCCTAATAAAAAAACAAAAGAAACGCTTTCAATAACTATAGGGCTTTATGAAAATGCAAGCAACTCTATTTCAAATATAATCGGAAAAATGGGTGCAGGTGTTACTAACGGGATGGTCAATATAGCACAAAATTTTAAAAAGGGTGCTGAAAATGTTGGACAGGCCATAGTAAGTATTGCAGAAACTTTTACAAGCGTAATGTCAGCAGCACTTGATTTAATTTCAGAAGCAACTAATAGTTATTTTGAAAATCAATTAGCCGTCATGGAAGCACATAACGAAGCCAGGCTGGAAAAAATAGAAGAACAGAATGAACTTGAAAAAGAGAATATAGAACTTCAATCAGAGGCAGAAATTGAGGCATTAAATGAAAAGTATAACCAGGGTCTCATTTCAAAAACAATGTATGATGAGGGCGTATCTGAAATTGAAAGAAAAAAAGCCGCTAATTTAGAAAAGACTGAAAAAGAATATAATAAAAAAATGGAGAAAGAAAAAGAAAGGGCGGCAAAAAAAGAAGATCAAATAAAACAAAGACAATTTGAAGCTAATAAATTAACAACTATTGCTAATATCTGGCTTCAAGCAGGACTTGGCATGATTGCTGTTTGGCCTTCTGCGTTAGCTTCAGGATTGCCCTTACCGGGTGCAATTGCTTTAGCTGCGGTAGCAACCGGAATTATTGCAGCTATGGCAATTGCGCAAACAGCAGTAGTAGCAAGTCAACAATACACTCCGATGAAAGAAAGAGGGGGGATGGCTTCAGGCTGGGTATCAATGAATGAACGTGGCGGTGAATTAGCTTATCTTCCTGATGGCTCGGTTGTAGTTCCGCACGATTTGAGTAATCAGATTGCAAAAAATACAGTAGGTTCAGAAAATGTACGGAATCAAACTACTGAAAAACCTTTGTTAATTCAGTTGTTACTTGACGGAAAAGTTTTAGATCAAGTTCTTTTGGATAATCAGGCAATGGAGAATATAAGATGATTACAGAAAGTTTTAAATTATTGTACGGACTTGCTTATCAGAATACTCTTAATTTTTCAGAATACGTTACGAAGCATGAAGGTGGGTTACCGAGTAAAAAAATAAAAGCCAGTGATAAGACTTCTGATGGTGCGATACTTTCAAGACTTAATATGCTTTCAGGATATAAATCAAAACTTTCGATTGTATGTTTCGATAGACCTACTAATTTAAGAGATGATATTCTTAAAGTTTGTACTCTGCCATCATATATTCCAATGAAATTACAGCGCACTCGTGAGGTTTGGGAGATCGGCAGCGGAACTGCAAAGGTTGTAAAGATTGAAGAGCTAGAATGTCAAATACAGCTTAATGACGGTGAAAAGTATCAGGGCGGTTATGAGGTTAGTGAATTTGATATAAATATTTTTTCAGAAAATTCTTATTTTTCAAACATAAACCTTACAACTTATAATGAGATACTCAATGAAACGATACTTATTACCAATCAGGGATTTAATGTATATCCACAGTTTAAATTTACATTATCAGAAGATTGTAGTTTAATTGATTTAAAACTTTATGAAGGATATGGTTTTAAATATGAATATGAATTTAAAACCGGTGATATTATAGAAGTAGATAATTCAGATTCCGAATTATCGATGTATGTTAATAATGCATTGATTGCAAATGTTTTAACTGCCGGATCAATGCCTTTTGAAATACTTCCGGGTGAAAATGTTTTATATTATCAAGGGGGAGCGGGTACTTTAGAAATAATGTATCATGAAACTGCATTATGATTTATAAATTTGGTATAACTCCTGTAGGAGAGTGGAAAAATTTAAACCTTATAAATTCTAATCCTGTTCGATCTAATCCTTATTGGATTGAAATACTTACAAAAGATTTAATTACAAAAAAGGTTTATTCCTTTGGGGCACCAGACTGTATAATCAAAAAGGTAAAATATGAAGAGTCAGAAAAAGGATCACTTAATGCCAGTATTGAAGTTCAATATCTTGATGTATTAATTGAATACGGAGACTTCGTGATAATTCGATACAATGGCGATCGTGATTATATTGGATATATTGTAGAAGTTCCAGATATAAAGGGTGGAACCATAAAAGTTGATTCCCTTCTTAATATGGCAAAAAGGGTAATATATACCGGAAACTTTTTAGCGAAGACAAAAAAAGAATTTCTTGCTACAATTATACTTTCATTATTCAGTACAAGTCATATAAATTGGAATGCTGCTCTTGTTGAATTAAACTCTCTCGAAACTTTTTCTCCTGAATATGCGAGCATACAATTAGATACCATATTGGATGAATGGGGTAAGTCGGAAGACGATACTTTTTGGCTTATAAATACAGAACAATTTTTTCAGGTTAAAGTGAGAGACCCAGTAATTTCAAAAACTATATGGCCGGGAAGTTACGAGGAATATAAATATAATAAAGATTGGAAAAAAATAAAATATACGGTTATTGATCTTTGGCGTAATGTGGAAGATGTTGAAGGCAATAAACGTGAGGTTTATGTTGGACAAATACCAGACGGAAGCTCTGAGTTCCCTTATTTCCAAACAACAGAGGATGTGATAGGAAGAATATTTAAAAAAGACCTTGCACCCGATGAGCTTACAGTAGATGAGGCCAAAACATGGGCTTTTGGAAAGGTACAAGCTCAAATATTGCCACCCGAAAAACTTGATTTAAACGGATTAAAAAGAGATATAAGCGTGAGACCAGGAAATCTTGTTAGGACTTATTTAAAACAGGATTATGATTTTCGAGAATTGATTGATAGTGAAACTCTTGATAATTGGACTCTTGATGCTGCTCTTGACCCTGATAGTTATGATGGAAGTTATTCTGTTCTTGTTAATGGTACGGCTCTTTATACATTTCCTTTTGTAAAAGCTTTTGCAGACATTAAGAAGTTAATTCTATTTGCAAAATCTTCTACTTACGGGAATGCAGGTACTATTGAAATTATCATTGATTATAGTTATATTCTTTCAGAGTCAGGTGATTATATCACAGATGAAAATGATAACTTAATAACAAACGAGGGTAATTTTGAATCTATAGGAAGTATATTTATTAAAGTCCCTGATAACTGGAATTATATCGAAATGCCGCTAACGCACAGGATAATAAAATATTTTAAATTTAAACTTACTAATACGAATATAGATTTTGTTAATATTTTTGCTATTTGCTCTCGTTACTATGACCTTCATTGTGTTAACAGAGGAATTGATATTGACAGAAATTCATTTGGAAAATATGATATTGAGTTAGGTAGTTACAATAGGACGTCTAATGATATACAATTTGAAATGGAAAAAACAATTGAAAGGAGATCAAAATGAAGCAGTTTTTAAGCACAGTCAAAGACCCTTTGACAAATACGCCAAGCTGTTATTATAATTTTATTACAACAGGTTTTTATACGCCAAACCCGGCAGAAACTAATGTAAAGAAACTAATTGATCCCATAACCGTTACAGGTGCAAACTTTCCGCAAGATACTCCGACAAGATTTTTAATTAATATTCCGGGAGTACCTGATTACTCGGGGGCGTTTGACCCCACGTCCGGGCGTACATGGAGTGTTAAGGTTTACAGACCTTCGACAGCAGCATTTACAGTTTTTACTCTGGTAGCACAAAGTGTAACCTTAGGCGCAAATCAGTGTAAAATCTTTAATGGTACTACTGAAAATTGCGCTGTTATTGAATTTCATAATGGCAGTATTGCTGTTGATGATATGATTTATATTGATGGATATTTTGTGAATACAATTATGAATGTCGGAGAGGCTAACTCCATGATGAAAGGTGTTTCAACGGTAGTAATTGCAAGTTCTGACAGTTATGTAAACTCAAAGATAAATGCAGATCATATTATTGACACAACAGACGATGCGGGGGCAAAAATTCAAGCAATTATAAATGATATTGATGCCTCAGTTTCATATGGCGCAAAACTTGTTTTTATGGAGGGCATGTATGTTTTTGAAACAGGGATAACGACAGAAATTGCAGGTCTTATATTAGAAGCATCAGGGCAAGCCTTTTTTTATAGAGACGCTGCGATTGTAACAATGATTGAAGTTACTCATAATTTTACACAAATAAAAGGTTTTAGAATTTACGGCAATAAAGCAGGATACGCATCTAATGGCACTGGGATAAAAATAGATAATAATGTTTATGGATGTTTAATTGAAAATAATTTTATAGATAATCATGTTACAAATGGCATTTTAAACGAGGGCGGTGAGCGGAATAGAATTATAAATAATAGATTTACGTTAAATAATACTGGTTATTCTTCTTATAATACCGCTGGTCAAAATATTATAACAAATAATATTTTTGATGAAAATACTAAAGGATTAACCTTTTCGGCAACAGCATATGATATTGTTAGCGGCAATCAATTTCATGATAATACAGACGGCGGAATAATATTAGGAATTTCTGCTAATTATAATTTAATTGTAAATAATTTTTCTCGTGGAACACAGGCATACGGAA